ACCATCCGGTGACGCGGTCGCCCCGAACATCTCTTTCTCACAAATTCCGCACTGCATTAGGAATATTGTTTTCGTGTCCTCCCGTGAGAGAACTAGTCAATCACGGGAGGAGGTGTTTGTCAAGCGTCAGCGCGTTTCCAACTGCCCAATATTAATCATACGCATCCACTTACGTGGGGCGAAGAGAATCGGAGTACCATACAGAAGAATCATCCAGCGGTAGGCTGGGCTCAGGACCGCAAGATCCATCTTCATCATCGGCATGAGCTGACGGAAGGTGAGGACGCTCGGAGTCAGTTCACCCAGGTACGCGGTAGATGTGAACGGAAGCTGCAGATTGACGTCGTCAAAGACTGTCGTCAGAGATGCAGTCTGCGATGCCGCAGGAACCTGTGCCACGAGAGCGTAGTCTGCAAGAGACGCGGGAACGACAGTCGAAAGACTTGCGCGCGAGCGATAAATGCGGAAGTACTCAGGTGGGAAGGCACCAATCACTGCTGGGTTGGTGATGGTCACATCGACCGAGTCACCAGCAGCCTTCTGGACCTGCGTGATTGCCTGAACGGCACCCGCGAAGGCAGTTGGAGCAGACTCACCGAATCGGTTCGCTGCAGTCACGACGTACTCGAAATTCGTCGTTCCTGAAGGAGCACCCTTGGTATGGTCACCAGCGGTACCACCACTCAAGGCAGTTGCTGACGAAGCAGGAGTTGCTGGAGCGTTAGCCGATGTAGCTGCTGCTGGAGGCAGAGGCGTACGTCGAATAAACACGTCCGGATTGAACTCGATCACACCAGCCTGGGTCGCGATAGTCTGGATGGTGTTACCCACCTGTCCATTCATTGGCGCCGGGAGCTGGATACGCTCACGAGGATAGAATGTCTTGACGAGGTCAGACATTGTGCGAGTACCAAGGTAGAGATCAGTAGGGAAACCGAACGCCTCGATGATCTGATTTGCAGCCTCCTCGATGTCTGCTTCCTGAATGCTTTCACCTTCAAGGTCGAGTACCGAAGTTGGGTCGATAAGCGAGTCCATACCATCCCACTGGTCGGCTTCTCCGTCGAAAGACAACGAGCTGTCTCCGTTGAAGAGATTTCGCTCGATTTGCTCAAGGAGCCACAAGATACCAGACTGGTTTTCCTGTGCGATCAGATCGCCGTGTGCCGGGTGCACAAGCGAAGCCTGGTGGGTGACCTCTCGAGTTGTCCCGAGGAACTTCACGAGCTGTACACGTCGAACATACGAAGTGTCTGTTGCCTGTGGAAGCTCGCCTTCACGAACGAACGGATTCTGTGATCCGCCGTAATTCGTGAGCTGGTTGTACTCTTCAACAGTCGAGTACGCTGGGCTCTTGGGAATCTTCTTCCAGAACTTGATGTGGGAAGAGCTGTACGTGAGCACCTTGAGGCTCGCGTCCAAACTTTCGACACGGAGAGCGGACCCTCCTGTCTTTCCTGCACCAACCTGAAAACCTGCTTCAAGAGCCTTACTCAGCTCCTGGATGTCCGCCTCATTACCGACGCCGAAGCCACTCATGCCGGTATTTGAGGACTGGAATGCGCGTAGACCTACAGTCATTGCTTTCTCCTATTTCCTTGTTGTGGCTCAGCGCGCCGAACGGTGCGCAAGAACTGCCTGATATAGATCTTCTCGAAGCTCACCAGTGGACTCGAACTTCACCACTTCCTGTGGAGGAAGAAGGCTCTTGTGTACCATGTCGAGCATGGTGTCGAGGACCTGGCCCTTTTGAAGCTGTTCGGCCGCTGGGGCTCCACCTGCTCCAAAGCTCTTGTCGATCGCCTGTGCGGACTTCGGGCCGCGAGCTGGAGTGGTTTCCAGCTGCTCTACCCTCTGCCCCTGAAGTGCAAGCACTTCAGCGAGAGCACCGATGGACTTCGCAAGTTCCGTCTGGAACTGAGAGTTGTCCGAGTCGATGCGCGCGAGACTCTTTGTGACACGGTCGACAATTCGTGATTCAGTAGACTGAAGCGAGTCGTTCTGGACTTGTGCCCATCCTGCGAGAAAGGAACTCATCTCGAATCCCTTGCTGACCTTTTCATTCGACGCTGCATGATCAGACATGGACTTGTCTACGTCCTTATCATCCTTGTCGTCCTTGTCGTCCTTGTCATCGTCATCCTTCATGAACGGGGGCTTTCCCTTGTCCATCTTCTCCTTGTCGTCCATGGCATAGCCTGCCTTGGACACAACGGACTTGAAAACGAAAGCTTCTGCTTCATTTAGAGCCTGACCCTTCTCGATCTTGTCGAGAATAGACTTCATGAGTCCGTGGGATACGCCCTTATAGTCAGTGCCGTCTGCCTCAATATAATCTGTCGCACCACCCTCGGGACAATCCGTAGCACTGGAACCAGCCCAGCCCTTCGGATCGGAATTCGAGGGAGTGTGGTAGACCTGCGGAGCGCCAGCACCGGAACCAGCTCCCACGCCTGAGTCACGCATGGACTCTACGGCGGTGGTGGCAGTTCCACGCGATGCGTGGCCCTTTGCGAGATCGAGGAGCGACTCAAGCGCCTTGGAGATTGTCTCCTTCGCCACTGTCTTGTCAGTCATGTGTTTCTCCTGGAATGGTCGTGAAAATGGCTCGCGCCACGTTTTGGGCCGCGCTGCGAGGAAGGCCATGAGTGACCTCCAAGAAACTAACGGCTTCATTTAGGGTCAAAGCCTTCTTTGCATCCTCGTCGGACTCACAGTCCTTCTCGTCGCCTTCGGGGCTTTCTACACCAAGCACACTATGTGCTCCGTGTAGGGGAATCTGAGGTCCATCTACGTGGCCCTTGTTTGTCAGATCCCACTTGTGTGCAGAGAGACTCTTCGCAATTTCTGCCCACGTAGTAGTGTTGACTGGTGCAGGTGTGATTGCCACATCCATAATCCAGCACTTCTTGATGCGATTTCCTACCCGCTCCTTGACCTTCCCCTGTATGGAGAAACCAAGACGACGATCCGACTGTGTGGTTTCCAGAGAGTGCATCAGTTCCCAGATCTCATCTGCGACTCCGTGCTCTTCGAGAAGGAAGCCCTTCACCCACAGGCCATTCTTGGTAATCTTAGCTTCAGTAGGCTGTCCGACCTTGTTCTTGAAACCCGGTCTATGATCGTTGTTGAACCAACCATGTTGGAGGAAGTACGTAAAGTCGATTCCACCCTGGTCAATAATTTCGCCCTGCAAGTCACGGGAGGCAGTAGACGCAACGCCTTGAATCCAGCGCTTGGTGCTCTTGTCACCACGCTTACCCTTCGCACCCGGCTTCGACGACTTCTCGATGTCGATAATCTGTGCCGGGACAAAGAACTGGAACGTATCGTCGTCAATCCACCCCATGTAACTCCTAAAGAAAAAAAAGAGTAGCACCCACACGTCACATACGCGGGTTGCTACCCTCTTTGTAGAGCACCACTCTGAAGACTTAGTCTAGCTCACCATGAAACCGTCGTCAAGGACTTTCGTTCACTTTTTTAGGTAAAGACGTGGATCAGTTTGTGCCAAAGACTTGGCGAGGTCCAAATCGAACCGAAAGGGAACCTCCAGCTCAGACCCACAACCCTTACAGACTGCATACGTGTGTCCCTTACGTACGAGGATTACCTTCGCCCGAACCTTGATCTCTTCACCTATCCCCTTCAGTACCACCTCATGACAAATCGTACACGCTAGAAAGTTATTCATATGACTCCCGGAAAACCAATCTGTAGGTGTCACCAACAAGCATTACAGACTTTTCTAGGGTCTCAAGTTGGTCTTGTGTAGCGGGAACATCGTCAAACCCAGGACTTGGGGTGCCCTTGACAATGAATGGAGACGTCTGAATCTCACGGTGAGAGCTAGCATAGCCACTCAACTCATCCTGACTCAATCCGAGGTAGTGTACACCGAAGTTAAATAGAATACTAGGATGAATATCGCCACCGCGCTGCAGATCAAAGCTTTTGTAGGTACGATCGTACGCATGAATCTCAATTTCTGCACCTGAACGATCATA